CCATTTGGATAATTAACCGATTTGTCCATTCAACTTTTTTTGGCAGATCAATTTGATAGCATTTGATATCAGCCTGTTGCATCCATTCTTGTCCAGAATCAGTTAGCCGTAATCCGCCTGTTGCTTTTTGTCTAGGATTCATCCAAAATGCAGGAAGCATTTTTTTAACATACTCGTCGTGGTGAGGCTTACCTAGTGTTTCTAAAACGTATTTGACTATTTCAGTCCGTTGATTCATTGCCTAGTTTTTCACCAGTTGTGAGTTTATAAACGGAGAAGTCCTGACAATTGAACATTTTGTTCAGTCGTTCTGCTAGATTGTGTGCGTGGCCGCTATTGGAAAAACTAACTTTTTTATACTTTGGACCTAAGTCTTGTGCCACTATGCTGGTAGTTTTTAAGTTGACTGGTTTGTCTTTATAAAAAACTGCCCAAATTGCATCGGCTTCTAATACCTGTTCAGTCTTGTAATTTTTTTTATTTGTTAGTTCTAATAATACTGTAGGTTTAGGTCTGCTCATAATGCGTACAATCTCCGTTATATACGCATTTATTTAGTTGGGATTTATCGAAATCCACCACCGTCCATAGATACCTGTATCACTTCTTCTTGACTAGGTTGTTGTACAAAGTCTTCTAATTTTCCCACTAGTCTGGTCATAACTACCGCAAGACTATCTGCTAATGCGGTAGCTTCATTTATGTCTAAAACTACAGTCTTTTGACCTGATTTCTTTGCAATACGAGCCTTTTCGAGATAGTTTTCGATGGCTAATGTGTTAATTTGTTTCATTTTCTTTTTTACTTAGAGTAGTGAGCATCTGTTTCATTTCGACTTCGGTCTTAAAAGGTCCATGAAATGGATATCGATCTAATGTAATTAGCTTAGGACAAAAACTTTTAACCCAACCTTTGCGGAATTTAATTACATAGTAACCTGCACAATATTGACTTTTGCTTTTTGTACTCTTAGCATAGATAGGCAATCTTTTCCTAATGTCGTACACTGATCCAAACGGTTTTGATCCGCATGGAAAATCATAAACTGCATATTCTTTAGTTTCGGATTTTACAGATTTAACAACATCAAAAAATACAACGCCTAGTTTTTCTTTAACATCTTTTACGGTACCTATGGCAATTTTATTGCCGTTCTTTAAAATAGAGTACGAGCTACGTTCTTTATTCAAAGTACCTACTTTTTTACCGTCTCTTTCTAATAGCCAACTTTTGTTAGGTATCAAAGGTTTTGCAATAGTTGTCATTTTATCTTTCCAATTGTTATTATGCTGATACTTTGTATCTCGCATTAAAGGGCTCTGCGTAACTCTGTGCTTGATCTGTGATTTTTTGCAGATCGTAAGTTGCACAAAATTTCATAAGCCTGATGCCAACTTGCGGCACATTTTTTTCTGCGGTAATTGCTGTGTTGATAGTTTCGGTAATAAGATTACGAATTTCTTGAGGTTGCTCAGTTAAGTCACACAGTAGACGATTTCGATTATAGTCATCTAGCACTTTATGCTCAACGCCTTCGTGATCAACCCACTTCTGGAGCATGAGATTGTTCCAAGAATATCCTTTAGAATTTCGATCAGCAAATGCTTCACGAAGTCCTACTTTGTTCTTTGTGCCTTTTTCACGCACACCTGGATATGCACTAAAGATATTATCGCTAGTATCGCCACGCATACATTTCTCGAACAATAGCCATTCTGGATCAGGTTCGGGTTTTACAAGTCCAGTTTTCTTGTCTTTAACTCGTTTGCCCTTCTCGTCAAAATACCCCTCATGTGTAGTAGTAACTTGACTGACACCGTTATATTGTTTGACATTGGGTGCAACCAATTGTGCGAAATCTCCATCTGTCGAAATGATAATATGTTGGTCCTCGGGATGTGCCTGAATAAATCCTGCAATAAGATCATCTGCTTCTAGACGAGGATGTTGCAAAACAGTACAGTTAGTCTTCTCTGTAATAAAGTCTTTAAACTGATCAAATGTTTCCCAAAATACACGGTCTTCTTCAGCTTCTCGTGGACTCTGTGCCGCACGAGCTTCTGTACGTTGACGCTTGTAAGGTGCATAAAAATCCTTACGCCAGCTACGCCCCTCGAGGTGAAAGATAACATGGTCACCTTTAAAATCACGCCACGCTTTGCGTACACTGCTAAGAATTGTATGAAGACTCATACCTACTTTATCTTCAAGTCCACCACGCACTACGTGACGAGCTCGGAAGAATGTATTAGCAGTATCGACGTGAATAAATGTTTGTGCCATTAACTGACCTCTACTTTCCCATTACCTAAATTGTTTACGTTTACAAAGCCACTGCCTCTACGTTCCATATCTACACCTTCCTCGGCACCAACGCCTCTGCAAAGCTCTTGGAACCATTTATCCACAATGGCCTCATCTGACTCGCCAGTATAACCAGCGGATCTTAATTGTAACACAAAATACTCATTCCAGTCAAGTTCAAAGAATCCGTTACGCACATTTTCTTTATTAACATGAGTATCTAGTACAGCTACCCAGGGCTCTTTCTTTTCATTTGCTATTTCTTTTGGGCTAAGTTTTGATAACCGTTCTAATTCTCTAGCACGTTCTGCCTGTGCCGCCGCCTCTTTGGCAATTTGCGTAGAGCGTTCTGCATCCTCTACAGCACGTCTAGTTTCGGCTTCAATTTTGTCAATGCCAAATATTTTTTTAATAAAACTGTTCATTAAGTTCCCCACTCATTTTTAAATAACGGCACTTGCAATCTGTCACTGTAGCGTAGACCTGCGTTCATTGCCATAATAGCTACTGCTCGATTGTTTAGTGCGTAAACACTTTCAACACCACCTACTGGCATTAGATAAACATGTCCTTTAAATCCTGCGGCACGATATTCTTCAGTAGCACGTTTAGCATCAGCAAAGTCTTGTTCTGTTGCAATAACAAACTTCAAATAAACTGTACCGTAGTTTTCATAGTCACAAACTACTTCTGGCTTAATAGCATCTGCCCACGGCTCACCGCTACATGGAAGTTTAGCACTTACGCTGAAAGTAATTTCTCTCTCGTCGCTACCGAACGCCCAGTCTTTTAAATATTCTTTAAATGCTGTAGTAAGACGCATAGTACCGTTGGTCTCAAAAGTAATTTCTTTTAGACCTGCCATCTTAGAATGTGATAACAAATCTGGATATTGTTTCTGCCATCCTAGCAATGGCTCACCGCCTGTAATTACAAGATGTTCGTCCCGCCATTCTTTGTGCGGTAACGAATCAACAATAGCATCGGCAATTGAATCAGTAGAAAGAAGGGGAGATAGATGCTTAAAGCGAGGATCCCAACTAGCGTAACTGTCACAACCTGTACTAACCAAAGGTAGCGATTTGTACTCGGTGTAAAGAGTTGGGTCAATATTTTCTGCTTCATTGCTAAGTTCTCCTCGTGGCATGCCAAAGCCTTGACATTTAAAGTTACATCCAAATGTACGCAAGAAAACGGAAGGTACTCCCATGTACCGTCCTTCACCTTGGATACTGTAAAAAAGTTCTGCGATTTTAATCTTACTCATAAATTCCTGACCATTGTTTTAATTTTTCAATCTTAGCCTGCTTGGCAGTATTAAGACCTTCTTCTGTTATAATATCATAAGATTTTAACAGATCTATCATAGCAAGTACATCCCCAATCTCACCTTCTAGGTGCTGTGCATTAGTTAACGGCTTACCGGGTTTAAAATTGTTTAAACCAAATCGATGACATTTACTAACTGCCTGAATTACTTCTGCACATTCTTCACTGAGAATGTTCATTACTTCGTGTAACTTATTATCCATTATTTGCTCTTTCTGTTAGGTAAACATCATTGTGTACCCATTTATTGTTTACTAGGAAACCCCATTCTCTACGCTGTGGACCAGGCATGAACATTGTCCAGCAGTCCGTTCCTGCTTTAAGCTCAACACGGTGATAGCTATTAGCAGGGCAAATACGGAAGTGCCCAGGACCACGCCAATGCCGTGTTTCACTGATCTTGGCACC